AATATGAGGTTCAAAGCTAGAGAACGATATAGCTTTGGCGTTTCAGATTGGCGTTGTGTGTTCGGAACACCCGGCGCTTAATATTTCCTTCAAAACCTAAATAATTGAGGGCGGCTCTTGTCGCCCTCTTTTTTTTGTGTATAATTAAACTACCTTGACAGTCACATGGTGTGACTGACATTTGCCAAGACAAGGAGATAAACATGGCTAACACGACTTTTTCAGGTCCAGTACGATCTGAGGGCGGATTCACGTCCGTAAGCAAAAGCACCACCACTGGTGCATTTACCACACAAGCTAGTATTAGTTCTGCGGGTTTTGCATCTTTAGATGCCAATACCTTGGCTACAGAGGCCGGAACAGGTATTACAGGCGGCACAGGCACTATTTACAGAAGTTCTGTGATAAGAGAAGGTGGCATCATTAAGACAAGTATTTTGATTGATCTTACAGGTCTTCGATCTACAGCCAGTGGCGATATAATTGGTGTAAACGGAACATCTAACGTATGTCACATTGGACAAATTACTGCTGCTAGAAACGGAACTATCTTAGCAGGTAGAATGACTTGTTTCGAAGCACCGGCAGGGGGTGACCCTGACATTAACGTACACTCAGCTACTGAGGGTACAGGTGTTGAAGATGGAGCCATTAGTGATTTAACTGAAACTCTTTTGTTAAACAACGGAGACTCTACGTTGGGTAAGGTCGGTGTGTTTTCAGCCGTACCCGCCGCCGATGAGTTTCTTTACTTAACATTAGGTGCCACAACAGACGCCGATTACACAGCAGGGAAGTTACTTATAGAACTTTTTGGATACGAAGCGTAGTTAGGAGGGTAACATGGCTGATGCAGTAACCTCACAAACGCTTGTCGATAACGACAAAAAGCTTGTGATGAAGTTTACGAACATTTCAGATGGAACCGGTGAAGCTGCTGTTAAAAAAGTTGATGTAAGCGCATTAAATACTAACGGTCATGGTCAAACCTGTACGTCCGTTGCTATAGATAAAATATGGTGGCAGTGTATAGGCATGAAAGTAAGGCTGTTTTTTGATGCTACGTCAGATGCTTTTATTATAGAGCTAGGTGAAAACCAAAGTGGACATCACGATTACAGTGAGTTTGGTGGTCTTAAAAACAATGCGGGGTCTGGCGTGACTGGTGATATTGATTTTACCACAGTAGGACACTCTAGTGCAGACACGTATACCGTCATCTTGATGATGCGTAAGAACTATGACTAAAACTAGGCGCGATAAGCAACCGCCTAAGACAAAAAAGTATTTCCGCTCCACTAAATCTGGGGCGGGAATGACTAAGGCCGGTGTAGCGAAATACAGACGCGATAATCCGGGAAGTAAGTTAAAAACGGCTGTTACAAAAAAGAAGAACCTAACAGCTAAAGATAAAGCAAGGCGTAAGTCATTTTGTGCACGAAGCGCCGGACAGATGAAGAAGTTTCCAAAAGCGGCTAAGAATCCAAATAGCCGTTTAAGACAAGCAAGGAGAAGATGGCGGTGTTAATTAAACAAGCTTTTGTTGGTGGTATTACCACAATGTCTCTAGGCGCCATCACGTGGATGACTGTGACCCTTATTAATGTAGATAAGGAAATAGCTGTGATGTCTGTTAAGATTGAGCAAAACAACGCAATGTTAAAACCTTTATGGGAAGACTTTATAAAAAGGAGTGCAAAGTATGAACAGGCCGCAATCAAGAACTAAGGTAAATCTAGGCAGTGGAGCGTGTCCACCGATACGAATGGCTAAGGGCGGAGTGGTAAAAATGAAAAGCGGAGGAAAGATTTGTCCTTCCGGTAAAGCTTGGGCAAAGCGCACTTTTGATACATATCCAAGTGCTTACGCAAATTTAGCGGCAAGTAAATATTGTAAAGATCCAAACTATGCAAAAGGCGCTAAGGGCAAGAAGAAAAAGAAGAAAGCATAATGGGCGACTTAAAAAAATGGCTTAAACAAGACTGGGTTCGTATTGGTACGGACGGCAAGATCAAGGGTAAGTGTGGCACATCTAAAGATAAAAAGAATCCTGATCGATGTTTGCCCCGTAGTAAGGCACAATCTTTAACTAAGTCACAACGTGCTACCACGGCTAAAAAGAAAAAACGTGCAGGTGCAAAAGGAAAAACAGTAGTGAAAAATACAAAGCAGGCTGTTGTTCGTTTAGGTAATGGAGGTCATGTACGATAATGGGCGCAAGACAAGCATATACTGGAGATGAAAGAAAATACATCAAGGCCATTGATGATTATACCACTAAGAAAATAAGTTATTCACAGTTTTTAGATAGAACAATACCACTCAAGGATGTGAGCAGGAGAGTTAGAGATACGTTTACTGTTACAGGAAAAAAATTACAAGGTTTGCCTTTTGGTTACGATAAAGGTGGTAAAGTTGAAAAAGATGATGTAAATTTAAAAGGTAAACGATTTATCGCACGAGGGTGCGGGGCAGTAATGTCCAACCGGCGTAAGAAAACTTTGTATACTTAGGAGAAACTTATGAGAAAAAAGAAGACATATGCAATGAAGCGTAAAGGTGGTGCTGTTAAGAAGATGATGAAAAAAGGTGGTGCTGTTAAGAAGATGATGAAAAAAGGTGGTGCTGTTAAAAAGATGATGAAAAAAGGTGGTGCTGTTAAGAAGTATAAGCCGGGTGGAAAAGTGACCGCTGCTAAGGTGGGAGCAGCCATGGGTGCCGGTGCAGGTATGATGGCAGGAATGACAGTAGCCAAAGCTACTAAGTTCTTAAAAAACAAAGGCTTTAACATAACAAAGAAGACAAAAGGCCCCAGATAACTTGCCGTATTTACAGAGTAACATCCCGCATTTTAAATGTTGGGTGCGTAGAGAATATACACACAACCATGAGAAGTAT